CTTATAGAATTGATTTTCTTTACCTAATTCAGTCTTCTCATTGAAAAATTCTTTTAAAATTTTAATTGCTGAACTATCTTTTTCATTATTCAATACATCAACCGCTATTTGTCGTGTAAGTAGTTCAAAAAGAATACCCGTATTCTTTATTTTATTATGCTTTTTATTATAAGACATTAATTGCTCCATTAATCCGTATATTTTCGTACATATATAAATATAAAAACTTCAAATAATTATACATTTATTATGTTAATCTTTTTTAACAAATTCATCATACTCATTTTCAATTATCTCTGAATCTGTTGTCTCTTTTAGTATCTCTTTCTTAGTACCTTTCAATGATTTTTTCAAAGCATCATAATGAGAAAGTGCCAATCGTGGACTTACTTTTCCAAGAGGATCTCTATCTCGAGCACTATTATCTTTTCCATATTTGCTCATCTCTTTAGGTCTACCTGCTCCCTCAAATCCACCTTCAGGAGCTCCACCTTTATCCCATATTGAACCCATTGGTGTATCGGGTGGTTCCGCCTGTTGGCCATCTTCTGAAGGTGTTGTTCCTATAGCGGCTAAATCACTTGGAGTACCAACTGCCTCTCCACTATCCGATGGATCATTACCCTCTTGTTCAATTTGACTAAATCTAAATTTCTGTTTTTGATCTTCTACTATTTCCTTTTCAAGATTCTCAATATCATCATCCGTAAAATTAAATACATTTTTATACACCCATTCAGATGAAAGTAATTGATTATCTTTTACATCACGAGCCAAACTAACTTTATTTCCCCACACTTCAAGTTTTTCTTGTTCATAAATCGTAGATGGATTTGTTAATCCCAACTCAAAGTTAACCAATTCTTCATCGGTAAATCCTTGTGAATACAGATGGACAACTGCAATCTTTGTTAACTCACTTGTTACAATTCTCTGTATTCTTTCAATGGTACGAGCAAACCTAACATCTTCTGCTGCAAGTGTTGCTTTACTTCCAAGAGATTCCTCATATCCAAGAAATGCTTTTGGAATACGAAGTGCTGCCAATAATCTATTTTTCAAATACTCTATGTCATCAGTAGTTTCATATTGCATTCCTGGTAGTGAATCAATTTGAGTACCACTATCTCCACCACGAACTGGCATAAAGAAATCTTCAGTAAGATTCTGTATATTGAATTTCAAATTATAATCACCAGTTTTATCATCAATGAAAGGTGTTTTCTTCATTTTATTAATGATTCGTTGCATATAATTGTCAACTTCATTTGGTGGTATATTTCCAATATCAATTTTAAATACTCTTTTTTCAGGTGCTCTCATTACACGATGTATTAACATAGCATCTTCCATCAATGTAACTTGTTTCCAAACTTTACGAGCCCCCTCTAACATTGACTTACCATAAGGTAATAAATTACTATCACTTGATAATCTAAAGTGTGCAATTTGAAAGTTTTCAAATTCTACTTTTCCATGTTGAGATTGATTCCTTTGTAAATAAGGATGAGTAGCTTCCATAGTCTCTAAATAAAATTTTGTATAGTATGGATTTTCTGGATCCTCTCCTTCTGCACGAAGCACTTCGTAAGGTGATAATGGAATAACATTAGTGATTCCATATTTATCATTAATATCCAAATGTAAAAAGAAATCACCATATTTAGTTAAATTACGAACCCACGGCCACAAATTAAATTCTATATTTAATATATCATAAAAAAGATTATGAAGTATATCATGTATATTATCATTATCTGAACGAATTTCCAATACTTGTCCATACGGATTTTTCATTGTTGATTCATCTGAATAAATGTCAAGTGCACTCGATATTATAGAATCTGAATCCATTGTTTCATAATCCTTGAATAATCCAAGTCTTGCCGCCATAACCTGATGTACGGTTGAATATCCAGAACTAATTAAGTCCAATCCACTATGCATTTTTGAATATCTATCTACAAGATGACTTCGTGCACCGTGTTGTAATTGATCTGTGTCGGCTATTTTTAGTTTCTTACCACCTACATTTCTTACAATTACATTTGTACTAAATAATCGTTTTAGTCTACCGAATAATGTTTTGTCAGCCATTTTTTACCTCTTTGTTAGTTATAAGAGCCATTTTAAAGACTCTTTCTTTCTATCTTGGCCTACTTCCCATTCCCATTCACCGTTATCATTGTCTTCAGGAGTGTATAGACCATCAACATCTTGAAATCTATCAAGTGTCTTTTTTGTTAATTCAATTCCTTCTGTTCGTAATCTTAAAGCGGTATCACGAACCCATAAACCAATAGCAAAAGACATAACTAAATCATCGTTATATCCTCTCATTGCTTCTGCTCTATTATTTAGATAAATAAATGTAAATAATTCATCTACCAGTCTATTAGAACGAACCACTACTGATTCATCTCTAAAATATTCCTCTAACTTTGCAATAATCAAAGGTCGAGTTCGTGCAGTAGTGCTAAACCCTGCCACCATATTTTTTTCTACTGCTCTATATCGATTATTCAACTGATGTTGAACATCTACATATTGTAAATCTTTACTCGTATAAAATAGATTAGGATAATCCCTATCTATTACTTGTTGGATGGTTGCCCAACCAATATTATTGTTCTCTATAATAAGTAGTGCATCATTATATTCTGTTGAAATACTCACTAACATATTACCAAAATCTTTTGTAGGAATCCTGCCTTTATATTCTGCTACTTGTTCTACTTTTTCTACATCAATAACATGAAATGCACTATAGTCTGCACTATCTCCACGACCAACATCTGCACAAACCACATAACTCTTTGTATAATTTGGTGGCTCCCATATCCACAAATTACTATCAACACCACGCTTTTCTAATGGATCCCTGACCATTGATTCTCTACATTGTTCTAAAATATTACCATCAATAACAGAAGTTCCAGAAGTTAAAAAATCACAATCACACTCTTGAGCTGCACTCTGTAATCCTAACAAAGTATCTTGTTCATCTCTCCATTCTTGATTTCTATCTGGATGAACCGTCCAATGAAGCTTTACAAAGTTAAACATACCTCTACCTTCTTCTGCCTCAATCCAATTTTTATGAAACCAATTACCAACTCCGTTTGGTGTAGAAAGTGCAATACAACTACCACCCGTTGTAAGTGTTTGTTGTGCTGCTGTCCATATCTCGTCAATCTTATCAATAAATGCCGCTTCATCCAATATCAATAATGATAGAGCTTCAGAACGAGCGGCTTCTGGACCTGATGAGACTGCCTTTACTTGTGAACCATTTACATAACGTAAATTTAATTTATTATCTTCCACACATCTTTGTTTCAACCAACTTGGTAGATTTGCGTGCATAACTCGGATTTTCGTAACCAAATTCTTTGCAACATCTTGTTTTGTAGCAATCACAAGAACATTCTTATCTTGATGAAATGTCATCATCCATAAAGAATAACCAGCAGTTAATGTACTAATACCTAACTGTCTAGCTTTCAACAATATATTGAATCTATGCTGCATAAATTCGTTTATCGTCTTCTCCTGAAAATCATAAAGACTAAATGGTATTTTCCCTTGTATTGGATGTTGGATCATGCAGAATTTTTTCATAAAATATGCAGGATCTTTAGCACACTTCACATACTCTTGTTTAATTACTTCCTTAAGTGGTGTTATATTATCAGACATTAGTTTATTAATTGGCCGGCAAGGTACACAGGTACCGCGACGGACACTACTCCATATGTAAAATATAACCATTTATTTTCATACCAAGATGGTTTTACTAATTTTACCTTTTTTTCTATCAATTTTGACTTTTCTTCCAAATCTGCAATCGTTTTATCTTTATTTACGAGTATTACTGAATCTGTTTGGGCACTTTCTTCTAATTCCTTAATAATAGAGTTGAGATCATTGATAATTTTAGTATTTAAACTATCTTTAGCCTGCAAATCCGTTATTTCTTTGGTAAATCCCAAAATTTGTTTTTCAGTAAAGTTATAAGTCTTTTCTTGTGAAAAACCCACTCCTACACCTATAAATAATAATATTTTGATTAAATTCTTCATATATACATATATATCAGTTTACTTGGAAA